TTAAGCTGCATCCTTCACGCTGGCGACCCAATCAGTTACCTCGCGCAGGCTCCAGCGCGAGGACGCACCGCCGGGCTTGTAGGGCTTGGGAAACGTGCCCGCCCTCACCTTCCGATAGATCATTGCCTTGCAGTAACCGACGATCTCTATCACTTCAGCCAGCCGAATGAGGCGGTCGTGGTTATTGTCCATTGAACACCTCCTTCGCGTGGACCAGCCGCAGTTTCCCCTGCCCATGCCGCTCAGACACGTAGGCCTCGATTGCCACCCGGCCGCCCTCGATCAGCCACCGCCGCACGATGGCCTCGACATAGATCAGCACCTTGCATGATCCATGCGGGGTTCGATGCGGCAGGATGCCGCGATCTTCGTGGTACCGCCGGATGCGGCGGGTGATGAACTGGATCAGGCCACGCGGGCGCTTGCCCTTGGTGTATCCAGCCATTTCCGCGATCTCCAGAGCGCTGATCCCCTCCACCAGCTTGCGCCGGTCGGTCAGCATCCGAGCATCGAGCAACCGCTCGATCATTGGCTCAACCAACGCAGGCAGCGCTTCCTGCAATTCAGCGTGCGTGACGCGCTTGACGATGCCGCCCAGCGTCGATCGGGCGGCCGGGGCGAATTGATTGACGATGCCGTCCGGAACATAGGTGCCAGTCCGGATGACCGTCGGCAGGACCTCTTCGAACATCCAACGCTCCATGCGCTCGGCATCAGGCAAGGTGCTGCCGGCGATGAGCCGCAGGACATCGGGCATGAACAGGATGCGGGTCTTTTGCGGACCTCCCGCTGTCGGGAGGGGGTGGTGTTTCGCCACCCCCTTGCAGTGCTGTTTCATTGCATTGGTAGGATCTGCATAACCGAGCCGCAAGCAAACATCCCTGCCTGCAAAGCCAGGCTCGCCGTCGATGATGACGGAACGGATCGAGGCGCCCTCGAAGCTGAGATCGATAACGTCGTTCATATCCGAGCCTCCTTCGCGCTCGCCCGCCGGTCCCGCTTCCTGCGCGGCGGGATAGTCTTAATGGTCGCGGCATACTCCGCGAACAGGATGATGACCGAACGGATGGCCGAAGCCAGTAAATCGCCCCCGAACAAGGTCACGGACGTCTGCCCAATCAGAAGGAAGAACCAGAATAGTCGGAATGCCCGGAGGGAGGTGGCCGGCCAATCTGCAAACAGCGTCGCGCTCAGCAGTGTGATCACAACGAAGAACCACATGAACACGACCCAGAGCCACTCGTCGTGCTCCAGATAGACGGTCGCGTGACACGCGGCGAAGAACCAGAGCGCGCGGTGCATCGCATATTGCGTCTGCCGGGTGAGCTGGCAGGCAAGGATGATCGGCGGGTGGAACAGCGTCTTGCCTAACCAGGCATCGAGGCGGGAGAGGATGCTCATTGCTTCAGCGCCTTTCCGAGACTTTCCAGCTTCTCGATCATGTCGTCAGCGTCCCACGCCTCGTTGAAGTCGTCGGTGCCGAAACGGCCGGAGCGATGATATTGGAAAACGCAACGGGCCTCTTCCTCGATCAGATATAGGCGCTTCAACTCGGCTTCCTGATCGTCGGCCCGCTTGCGCAGGTCATCGACCAGTTCGATCAGCGACTTTGCGATGGCGGGAATAGTCCCGGCGGCCTGCGCTTTTGCGATCTCGATGGCGGCGTCATGTTCGCGCGGGGTCAAGGCGTCGGCTCCTTCCGCTTGAAGGGCAGCACATTGCCGTCCTCAACCTCCTCGATAGGAAGGCCCAGCTCGACCGCCCGCGTCGCGGCTCGCTGCCTAGCGTCCTAAATGGTCGATGCCATGTCCGGTTCGCGGCTGGAATCAACATCTCCATCCGGCTTGATGATTTCGACCAGATGCGACAACCACGGGATCTGTTCTGACCATGCTTTGATAATCCGGATCGTCCCCTCCGCCTTCCGCCATCCGGTCGGTGCCGGCTGGGGATCTGGCAGAGGCACCCACATGGTGGGGTCGACGCCATATCCTTCTTCATCGCACCATCCACCATCGCAACGCGTGGCGAGCGCCCATGGCGGCAATTTCTCGCTCCGTCCTGGTATGTACGCCAGCACCCAGCCGTCATTATCAGGCGCGTTCTGGATTGGCCTAGGAACCGCCGCCCACTGCATCGCTTCAACTGCCTCCTTTGCGACATCCATGAGGTGATCCATGGCAACGGCAAGTCGCGGCGTCGTGGCTGGGCCTTCAAATGTCATGGCAGCCTCAAGGCGTGCGGCGATATCGAGAAGGTCGGTCATCTCAGCATTTCCTTTTGGATCACGTCTGATCGGGCATAAATTTTTAGCAGCAGATCTGGCGGCAGAAGCTCCTTGCACGCCTGCTTGAGCGCATCGCCGTTCGACTTCGTGGCCAGCATCGTCTGGCGGACTTTCACAATCGATGCGCGCTGCGCCATCGTCTGAATTCGATGTCCCAGATCGCGGATAGCGATCGCATCGCGGTTTCTCTTGGCCAAGGTGAGAGCAGCTTCAACCTTGGCCCTTTCCTCCGCAATGCGGCGGCGTTCGTCGGCACATTCCTGAAAGGACAGGTCGTCCGCGTCGTCGGCATGATCGCGTCCGCTTTCGCCCTCCAGCCTCCATTTGGTGACCCTTTCCCAATCCACATCATTGGCTGCGGCGACGCGGCACCTTCCGCGCACGCCATCCTCTTCGATCTGAACCAAGGTCTTGGGATTGGTGATCACGATCGGAATTTGCGGCAGGCCGAAATGCTTGGTCCACGGCCGTGGGTTGCGGGCCTTAGACATCGCCATCCTCCAGAAGGCAGGGGTAATCAGGGCGTCCGGTCTGGCAGGACAGGCATTCGCAGGGGCACTTCGTCCGCAATTCGGACGATGGTTGAGCGAGTGACGACGAAAATCGTCGGTACTCGGCCGCCCGAGTTTTCGGGCCGTTTAGCGCCATCGCGAACTTGCCCAACTTCACGCCGAGGCGCGGGTCCGGCCGGCCGATAGTCCGCGAGCCATCGGGATGGTGATAGACGGGGATTTCAATGATCATCGGCCACCTCAGACTCTTCCTCGTAGGCCATCAGCAGCACCTGGCGCAGTTGCGCGGCACGCTCATCGCCTCCCGACTTGGTCTCGTTCAGGAAGCTGGCCCACTCGCGCTGGTTGCGGCGCAGGAGTGCCCGGAACATGCGGTCAGGGTCGAAACCGTCGGGCGGGTTGATCGCGAGCTTGGTCAGCGCCGTGAACATGCTGGCGCCCGCGTTCAGCACCTCGTCCGGCCACGCCTCCTGCATCGTCCGCAGAGCGTCGGCGCAGATTTTGGCGCCATGCTTGCGCAGCACCTTGGCAATCGCGCTGGTAAAGGCGACCTCGCCCGGCACCCAGCTTTGCGAGCCGGTTTTGCGCGAGACGGTGAACCCCGCGTCCGTGATCAGGCGGGTGATCTCGATCGCCTCGCTGTCACCGCTGGCGATGGCGGCATGGAAGTCGTCCAGCCGGTTCATCGGCTTGCGCGCCCGGTTCATGGCAACGAACATGGCGGCTTCATCCGCGACGCTGCCATAGATGCCGACGACGCATGGCAGGAACGGGATATCGCCGCGCAGCAGTGCCGCCGCCAGCCGGTGCTGGCCGTCGATCACCCAGAGCGATCCGTCGTCACGCTTCGACACGACCAGCGGCAGGCACATGCGCCAGTCCCAGCCGTTCGCGATCTTCCGGATCAGCGCTTGGCTGGCGCCGTTCTCGGTCGAGCGCTGGTAGCTGTCATCGAGGCGCAGTTCGGTCGGGCTCCGGTTCTCAACAGAGGGCGGATTGCCCTTGGCGGCTGGCCATTTCTTGGGGGCAGCAGCCGGTCGGGTAGAAATGGCGGATTTCTGCGGCTTGTTAGGGGCTCTCGCCGTCTGAGCCGGCAGGGTCGGATGGACATAATCCTTCACCACGGCGACCGGATGCATCGGTGCAGCTGCCTGGATCCTGGCGCTGATGTCGTCGCTGTCATCGAAGCGGTCGGCAAAGGTCGTGATCGCGCGTCCGCGACCCTGCCGGTTGATCTGGATACGGCGCGCGTCGGAAAGGTCGGCAAGGATTTCCAGCACGCGATGCTCGCTTGGAAGGTCGGCCTGCACCTTGATTTGCAGGTCCGTCGGGCCGGCAACCGTCCCTTTCGACTTCTCGGTGTGTCGCAGATAGGTCATGACCCGCTCGTGCTCGGGGGAGTAAGCGCGGCCCTTCACGACTGATCACCTTTGGAGCCGGGCGACCGGGGAGACGAAAACCGCGCGGCTCCACCAACCGCCTGGGGGACAGCGGCTGGATCGATGGTTGCGGGATCGACCTTTGCCCGCAAAACCTCCTGAAAGACGATCATGACCTGGCCGGGGCTGGCCTGCGCCTGCGCTTCGGCCTCGCTCGCGGCTTCATCCAGCGTCTGGTACCGCGTGCGAGGGAGCGTGACGCCTGGCCGGACGGTGCGGCCTTTGCGCGCCACCATGAAGGTGAAGCTGCTAGGTACGGTGAGGCGGACGCCGGTCATACGCCGTCCGCCTTGGTGATCAGCTTGCAGAGGATTAGCTCCGCGTCCCGGATTAGGCAGACGCACGCATTGTGATCATCCTGATCGACGTTGCTGGCGCGAAACTCGATCACATGCATGCCGTCTGCGGCGCGGATCATAGACCACGCGCTACGGGTGGTTTCGACCATATCGCTGATTTCCTTCTGCAACCGCTCGATCGTCCGGATATCCTCCGGAGACCGGGTCGAGCCGGGCACGAGGCCGGCGACTTCGCAAAAGCGCTTCCAAGCCGCATCAGCGGAGAAGGCCGCATCCATTTTCTCGCGTGTCGTGGCACCCGAACGGGCGCAGGTGATATTGTGCTCGGCAACGGCGCTCAAATAGGCATCATAGGCCGTCGTCTCTTCGGCGGTGTAATCCGCCTTGATATCGGTCGAAGTCATGGGACCATGCTCCTTCAGGCGGCGATCGGCCGGAGAGGATTGGGGAAAAGGCGGCGGACCTTGGACACGTCCGGATCAGGCTTCGGTCTGGGCACCGGCTCGCCGTCGGGATCATCGTCCGGGTCGTATCCGATCCAGATATCGCTCCAGTCCGCGCAGCGGCGGCTATGGTGCATCACCGGCTGCACTGTGACGGCGTGACCACCGACGACGGTCACATGCGGGGGGATCGCCTCGCATACACCAAGATCATCGGCGCTCAGGTCCGGAGCAGCCTTGTTGGTCAGGGCTTGAGCACCGGCGCGCCAGTAGGCGCATGTCGCGCAGACGCGGATGGGCATGGTCATATCGAAATCCTCGGCTTGAAATCGCCGCAACTGTGCTGCTCGTGGATGGTCGGGAAGCAGAAGCCCCCGCCGTCCTCATCGTCAGGATCGGCAATCCAGATCGGCGGCGAGCGCCGGCATAGGCCGACGTTGTCGATCCGGCGGTAAAGGCCAGGCGGCGAGCTGGTCGGGTTGGTCCCCGCTTCGAGGAAGTGGGTGCAGCGGAGGCAGGTGCTCATAGCGACACGCCCTCCAGTAGGCCGGGCACCCCCTTGAGCAGCTTGTTGCCGCGCGACATGCCAACATCGATGAGGCCGAGTGCTTCGGTGATGATCGATGCTCGATCGCATCCCGCAAACGCGGGGTCATCCAACGGGCCGGTAAGGTCCAGCTTGTAGATGCAATCGGCGATATTGCGGGCGGGAAGCGCGATGACGGCCAGTGCTGCCGCCATGCGCTTTTCTACCAGCGGATCCACTTCCTCATTTGTGTAGGGCTGAGACAGTGCATCGATGGCTTCTTGCGCCTCCTCGGCCACTTCCATCGCGTGGGACCAGATCGCATCCAGCGGGTGGGGCTGCTTGATGATGATGTAGGTCATGACCGCGCCTCCATCGCTTCGAGGCTAACGATGGCCGACCAGATCGCTTCGTTGATCGTGTCGTCCTTCATTAAGCGTTCCGCCATGCCCGGCACCACGGCACCGAGCGCCGCGGCTTCAAGCCAAGGGCTTTGCGCCCTCAGATACATCGCGTAACGCAGCTTCTTCGCCACCGCCGCCGGATGGTTGCTGATGCCGATCGACAACAAGTTCTCATCGGCGCGAGACTGTGCTGTCCCGGGGAGATCGCCACGCGTTTCCCAAGCTGTGGAAGCAAAGCGGTCCCAGGCATCGATAAACGCTTGGCCCTGTTCTGTGATCTGTTCGGCCATGGCTCAGTCCTCCCCGAACACGCGGCGAAGGTCCGCCAGCATCTGGTCGTGGTCGATGTCGATATCCCGAGCTTTCAGGAATTCGATCTTGGCGATTAGATCGGCCGGCGTGGCCGCGGCGAAGTCGTAGACGGCCTTGAAGGCGGCATGCGACGCGTCTTGGAGCCGCTTCTCTTCTCGAGCGATCTCGGGCGAGATCAGTTGCGCTGGGTAGACCTTGGGCTTCTCGAACTCAGCCTTGACCCTATCTTGTTCATCCATGCGCTTGTTGATCAGGCTGACCATCTCGCGGCAGCAGGACACATAATCGCTCAACTCCGTGAGTAGAGCGCCCCCAATGGCGCGCCCGATGTCGAGCCTGTTGGCGGTTGTCATATGCACGAGGTTGCCATCGGCCGTCTCGTAGGCCAGCGACGTCGTGTAGTGTGGGACCGCGTCCAGCCTGCGCTGCAACTCCTCGTCTGCCTCGCGCGCCGTTGCCTTGGCAGCCTCCCATGCCGGCTCATATGTCGCCTCGTAATAGGCGTCATGGGCAGCGCTGGCGGCATCCATCCGGGCAATAGCATCCTGCCATTGCGGGCTTACCGCCCTCGGGAGGCATGCGAATGTGGGCGTTGCGCAGGCGACGGCCGGGGCGGCAATTGCGGGCGCGGCGATGGCCGCAGCAAGGATTTCACGGCGGGTGGCCATGTTACTTCTCCTTCGGGAAGCGGGTGAAAGCGATCAGGATTTGGCAGCCGAACCATTCGAACTGGAACCGCCAACCGTCGCCCCAACCGCCGTTGAGGGATTCCGCGCCCCACGTGCCCCAGTCATACCAAGGCTCGATCGCGGCGATGATCTGGCGGAGGCGGATCACGGCTGAACGCCCGCTTCTTTGCTCCCGTAGCGCTCGACCGCGTCGAGCTCGCCGGCGACCGTGATCAGGCCTCCGATGATCTCGAGAACATCGGCGTGGACACGGGGCATCAGGGCCGCGAACTCGGTCGATTTCGACCCGGCCAGGCCTTCACGCTGGAACTGGTCTTCCGCCAGCCATGCGGCAGACATGAACGAAATGAGCGTCTTGGCGTAGAACAGCGGGGCGTCTGGCGTGTCGCCGAATGCGGTGGTGGTTGCGGGCGCGGGCATGTCAGCGGCCCTCCGTTTCGGAGATCATCTGACGCGCAACGGCCATGTCGTTCCGGATGGACTGGCCCAACTCCGGCCAGATCGCAGCGACCTCCTCGACATGGTCGGGAAAACGGTTGCCGATCGATCCGCTGATGCTGATCAGGGCCGCCTGAACGCCTTCGACCAGTCGAGCGACAAAGGCGTGGTCGGTCACATCCGCAGTCTGTATCTGGTCGGCCATCAGAGAGGCGTGGCCAGCCAGGATCACGATATCTCGATCGGAGCCATCGGGAATGGCCTGCAGCAGCTTCAGGTGCCCTTCGCAAAGAGCTTCGTAGGTCTTCTGATAGACTGCTTTGAAGCCGTGGAAGTTGCGCGACTGCTCACGCTCCACCTTCATGCAGTAATGGTCTGCACTTCCAATTAAGCCACACAGAGTGGCGATGTCTGATTGGCGCAGTTCTTCGTTCCGCGAAGCGTCGTCGCTCCGCGCCTGGTTGGCGTCGGCCATGTGGAATTCCCCTGTCTAAAGGACAGGGTTATCCACGCGGACGCCCTGCCTGCGTCACCGTTTTCGGCCCGTGGGCGATCAGGTGATGAGGCAGAAATACATTATGGATTGGTTAAGTCAATACACTTTGCACCACTAAACGGATTGACCGATCCAAACGATTCGTCCCTTCACACGAATTTCCACAAAATCCATTTCGGTGGACCTGTTGGCTTGGCTGTCCACCCAAAGAGATACGCGACCGTTCGGTAGCCGAAACATTCGCGTTATCATCACATTGCCGTCAATCGATATCAGCCAGATCGCATCTGGATCGGCTACATCCTGAGCGCCTGTATCCAATAGGAGTAAGTCGCCCTTCTTGATGGTGGGCGACATCGAATCGTCCGGCGCATCGATTGAACAAATCAGATTAGGCGCAACATTTGCCAGCTTCTCAAGCAGAGCTTTAGAAAAGGGACGAAGCCAATGATCTTGGTTTTCATCATGAAATAGCGGAAGAGAAGTATATAGAACGGAAAACTGATGAGCTTGAAAGTGGTGCACCAAGACATTCCCGGTGGCTTGATAAAGCGCGTCCTGCAACTCCTTCCATTCGCCCGATATTTCGTCCGGCTCGTTCACCAACGCCGCGATCTTATCAAACGAGTTCGGTTCTCGGTTTTCTTCGAGTCCAAGAAGCCAAGCAGGAGAGACGTTGAAAGCCCGCCCGTAAGCTTTCGCGTGATCCTGCCCAAAGCCCCGCGTCCCATTCTCATGGTGCCGGTACGTAGACACGTTCCAGCCAAAGGCCTGCGCGGCTGCGGCTGCGGATTTATAGCCCGCGACTGAGCGCGATGTCCGTAATTTCTCATGCTGATCGATATCCATAAGTCCCTCCGTATCGGATTGATCAATACAATAGGGATTGATGTTTAACGATCCGTTTCGTATTGTCTGCCCATGTCATGTATCGCTGATATTTTTTCCGTCTGGCCCAGCGCCGCCGCAATGGCGCGAGATATAGATGTTCCAGACGTCACCGTCCGGCAGTGGCGCAACCGAAGCGGATCGATTCCTGTTCGATATTGGAACGTCATTCGGGAGGCTGCGAAAAATAAGGGCGTAGAACTCCCGATCGACATTTTTCTACCCGCCGAGGCGGAGTGACTGCGATGATAGTCGCGAACGACACTGCGCATCGCTATCCGGCCGCGCACCATATCGCCGGTCACGAGGATCCCGAGGAGGTGTGCGAATTGCTCGCCGGTCTCTTCGAATATTATCCAGACTTTCGAGACATCGCTAACGCCCTCATAGACCGTTGTGCGAGCGCTTCGCTTTCCTTCGAGCTTGTCGATGCCGTCTTTGCGGCAAACAACTGGCGGTGGCCCGAGTGAGGATGACCCGCCAGAAAGAGGCGATCACCGTCGCGTCCGCCCGCGCGCAGTTGAAAGCGATGCTGGCGAATGCCCGGTCGCTCGATCATCTGACCGTCGAGCAGCTAGTGCGCTCCTATCGGGTGCCGCCGCGCGAGATCGAATATGAGCTGACTGTCGCCCGTCAAAAGCGGGGCGCAGCATGAGCGCCGCCGATATATTCACGCGGCTGGGCGAGGACGACGCCGACGAACCTTGGTTCATCGAACCGAAGGATCGCGATCCTGAGCCTGAACTGAAACGCCAGATGGCGTTCCTATCGATGCTGGCACGGCTTGGCCCGGCCTGTGACGCTGTCGCCATTCCCAACGCCGGCAAGGCGACCGATTGGGAGCGGGTGCAGCGCTGGAAGGAAGGGGCGCGCGCCGGGGCGCTGGACCTGCTGATTACCTGGTCCGTCGATCTGCCCGGCCATGGCGTGTTCCTAGCCGAGTTCAAGGACGGCAAGAAGATGCCGACACCTGCCCAGCGTGATCGCCTGAACCGATATTATCGCCAGGGACATGGCTGCGGCGTTTTCCGCAAGCCGGAAACGCTGATTGCCCATTTGCGCGCGGCAGGCGCTCCGATCGCGGAGGCGCGGGCATGACCCCGTCACTTCAGCAGGACACCGCCTTGCGCTCTGCCGCTGCATGGCTGTCGGACCCCTATGCCGATCAGGTGTTCAGATTGTTTGGTTACGCAGGCACCGGCAAGACCACTCTCGCCAAGAAGCTGGCCGCTTCCAGCCACTCCGCCCTTTATGCCGCGTTCACCGGAAAGGCGGCGCTTCAATTGAGGAATAAGGGTTGCGCAGGCGCTAGCACCATTCACAGCCTGATCTACAAGCCGGAGGTGTGCGAGCGGACGGGCGAAGCGACTTTCGTCCTCAACCCCGACTGTGACCTGGCCAACGCCGAGCTGCTGGTTGTGGACGAGGTGTCCATGGTCGATGATGCGACGGCCAAGGATCTACTGAGCTTCAAAAAGAAGATACTCGTTCTGGGCGATCCGGCCCAACTTCCGCCCGTTAATGGCGAAGGATTTTTCATCAACGCCGCGCCCGACGTGATGCTGACGGATGTCCACCGCCAGGCGGAGGATAATCCGATCGTGCGGATGAGCATGGACGTCCGAGAAGGCCGCGGGCTTCGTCCTGGGCAATATGGCGATAGCCTCGTGCTGGAGCGAAAGGCGGTCGATCAGGAGCATCTGCGGGAATTGGTTTTGAGTTCCGACCAACTTCTTTGCGGGCTGAACAAGACGCGGGCGTCGTTCAATCGCAGGGTGAGGGAGTTGAAGGGGCTTTGCGGGCGCCAGCGCGATTGGCATCCGGCATCCGGCGACCGCCTCATCTGCCTGCGCAACAATCGCAAGAAGAGCCTGTTCAACGGCGGCATCTGGGAGGTCGGCCAAGTCCGCAACATGGGGCGCCGTCATGAAATGACGGTTTACTCCGAAGATGAGGACCGACCTGCGGTCACCATCAATGTCTTCGAGGAATTTTTCAACGGCACTGAGCAATCGCTGGAATGGCGTAAGCGCCGGGACAGCGATGAGTTCACCTTCGGTTGGGCTATCACCTGCCATAAGTCCCAAGGGTCGGAATGGGACAATGTCGTCATTTTCGACGAAAGCCGGGCCTTCCGCGAGGCCCAGCGCAATTGGCTCTACACGGCAGTAACACGGGCCGCCCAGCGCGTGACGGTGGTCGTATGACGGCCCGCATCAAACAGCGCGATGATACGGCACTGCGCGACGCTAAGGCGCGGCACAATATCTCCGACCTGATCGCCCGACATGTGAAGCTGCGCAAACGTGGCGTGCAGATGGTTGGCCTCTGTCCTTTTCACGCCGACCGGACGCCTAGCTTCGAGGTGAGCGATACCAAGGGCGTCTATCATTGCTTTGGTTGCGGCGCGGCAGGCGACCATGTCAGCTTCCTGATGGAAAAGGAGGGCATGACGTTCCGACAGGCCTATGAGGCGCTGACGGGCGACAACTTCCCAGAAGTGCCACCCGAAGAGCAGGTAAGGCGCAGAGAGGCCGACGCGGCTGATGTTGCCCGTCGTGTCGAACTGGCCCGGTCTATCTGGAAGGGCGCCGGTCCGCTGGCGGGCTCAATCGGCGAGCGCTACGTCCGAGCCCGTGGCATCCGCGTGCCCCTGCCCGGCTCGATCCGCTTTGCCCGGACGCCGCGCTGGTATGACCACGACACTGGGCGCGTTGGCCCCGATCATCCTGCTGTTGTCTGCGCGCTTCAGAACGGAGCCGGCGCTGTCGTGGGCGTGCAGTGCATCTTCTTGCGACCCGACGGCCGGGCGAAATATGATCGCCCGCCCCGGAATGGGAAAAAGGTCAGAGCCAAGCTATCCTTTGGGACCGTTGCTGGCTCGGCGATCCGCCTCGGGCCGATCACGGATGACATCATCGTCTGCGAGGGGCCGGAAGATGGCTGGACATTGATGCAGGAACTGCCCGGCCGCTCCGTCTGGGTGGCCTGCGGCACGGCGATGATGCCCCGCATGGAAATGCCGCCCGGCGTCCGCTCGATCACGCTGGCGGGGGACAATGGCCACGCCGGCCAGCTCGCCGTCATCAACGCCCGAACCGCCTATGCCGCCCAAGGCCTGGGCGTCTCCGAGATATTTCCCGAACCACCGTTCAAAGACTGGAACGACCAATTGCAGAGGATTTCATGATGGCCGACGACGATACCGTCATCAGCATCCAGGACCATTTCAACAAGGCCCGGAGGCAGCAGAAGGATGAGCGGAGCCGGACGATCGAAATCCGGCCTGACGCCCTCCACATGATCGCCAGCGAGGCCGAAGCCGCAATGATAGATGCGGGATGCCCTCTTTACGTGCGGGGCGGCGGCGGCATCGTGCGGCCGATCGTTGAGGACGTCGCGGCGGCGCACGGAAGCCGCGCGAAAGTCGCCCGGCTTGGCCAAGTCACTACCAGCAGCATGATCGACTATCTTTCGCGCGCTGCGCACTGGGTGAAATATAACCAGCGCAAAAAGGATCTGGTGCCCACTGATCCGACTGCGGAAATCGCCAGCATCATTTTGAACCGCGAAGGCGAATGGCTGTTTCCGGTCATTGCGGGGATCATCACCACGCCGACACTGCGGCCTGATGGGACAATTTTGGCAAAGGCCGGATATGATCAACAAACCCGATTGCTGTTGGTTGAGCCACCGATAATCCCGCCGATCCCCAGCAAGCCCAGCCGAGACGATGCTCTGGCGGCGCTGCGGACTCTGAATGACCTGTTGGTCGATTTCCCGTTCGTGGACCAAGCAAGCCAATCCGTCGCACTGTCTGCCTTGATCACGCCGGTTGCGCGCGGGGCGATGGCAGTAGCGCCGCTACATGTCACGTCCGCACCCGTGCCCGGATCGGGGAAGTCCTATATCATTGACCTTGCTTCCTGTATCAGCACCGGTGAGCCGGCCCCAGTCATCGCTGCTGCTCCAAAAGAGGACGAGACAGAGAAACGCCTCGTTTCTGCATTGTTAGGCGGTCAGTCCATCATCTCCATCGATAATGTGAATGGACAGTTGGGCGGGGATCTCCTCTGCCAGATGATCGAACGCCCGGTAGTGCAGCCCCGCATTCTTGGTTCATCGAAACTGTTCAAGATCGAAAGCCGCGCCACGTGCTTCGCCACCGGCAACAATATCCATCTCGTGGACGATATGACGCGCCGCTCTGTGATCTGCTCGCTGGACCCCGGCGTCGAGCGTCCAGAGCTTCGTCGGTTCCGCTCCAACCCTCGCAGCATCGTTCTAGCCAACCGTGCGAAATATATCGGGGCTGCCTTGACGATCGTTCGCGCATACGCCGCCGCAGGGTATCCAGACCAATGTCCGGCACTCGCATCATTCGAAGACTGGAGCCGCGTAGTCAGGTCAGCCCTCGTGTGGCTGGGCTGTGAAGATCCATGCCAGACCATGGAGGCAGCAAGGGAAGATGACCCAGTGACCGCGTCCCTCCGTGCTGTGTTTGGTCAGTGGCACGCCGCCTTGGGTGAAGGGTGGAAAAGTGCCGCAGAAGTCAAGCAATCTGCGGAAAGTCGCATGTTCGATAGTCTCACGCATCCTGAACTCCGCGAGGCGCTGATTGAGGTTGCAGAGGATCGGAGGGGCGACATCAGCGCCAAACGACTGGGGAAATTCCTCGCCAAGTACAAGGGGCGCGTGATCGATGGAATGAGACTGAACGGGAAGGACGATAGCCATGCGGGATCGAAGAAATGGTCCATCGCGAAGGTATCTTAATGCGCGGGTTTATGCGGGTTTGTGCTGGGTTTGAGGTGAATATTATGGACGCTAGTTGCGGGTTTGTCGGGTTTACAGGGTTTTGTACAACCCCCGCGGGTGATTTGGCAGATGCTAAATTATATATAGGGGTTGGAAATAATCCGCAGAAACATTCAAACCCGCAATCTGACATCTCCCCAATTTACTCTTTCGGAAACGACAACGAGGAGGATCGGTGCTGCTCGCTGGCCGAGTGCGTCCCCGGTGATATCGTCACCCATCTGGACGGTTCTCGCTGGAAGGTTGTGCGAACTGGTTCCTATGGCGCGGCATGGCTTGGTGCTGGGGCCATGTGGCTTGGACCTGTGGATGCCGACCTGGACATCGCCACGAACGGAGACCTTCGTCCCGTAATCGCTGGCAGTCCGTTCGGCGAGGAATTCTATTGCCTCGGTCACTATGATCCGGATGCCCCGGACTGGTACAACTTCGGAGGCGTGGAATGACTGGCCTCGCCCTGACCATCTTCCTGATCGGCACCTTTGCGGCCGGCATCTGCATGGGCGTGGCATTCGCCTCGCTCATCTACGCGAGGCGATACCGGGCGCTGCGGCTGGATATCTGGGGCGAGCGGATGGCCGGCGAGGCTGAGGCGTCCCGGCCTGCCTATCTGTCGGAACTGGACGAACTGGCGTTCCGAAAGCGCCTTGGCGGACGGTCGCGGAAAGTCGCGGAGAGGTTCATCCCATGAACCACCGCCGCCCAACGCCCGCGGACGTCGTCGCCTCGCTGAGCGCGGTGAAGCTGCTGATCAAGGGAATGAACGGCGCCATGCCGACGCTGGCGGCCGAGATGCGGCGCGAGGCCGTCGAGCGCATCGATGACGTGATTGACGATATTGGGAGGTTGAGGCGGTGAGTGCGATTACAAGGGCAGAACGGATCGCGAAGGCTCGTGCCGATCTGGCGGCGGCCTATGCGGCAGACCCGGCCGGCGTCGAGCGGTTCAATGCCCGCATGGCGCGGCTGGCGTCGGCGCGAAAGCGCGAACAGCAGCGGATCGAGCATCTGGTGCTCGGGCATCCGCGTCCGGTCGAGCGTGTGATGGAGGGCAAGCGCACCGGACGACGCAAGCCAAAGATGGTGGACCGGCCCATGCGTCTGGAGCCCGGCATTGAAGAGGCCGTGCAGATCCGGGAGGCGTGGAACCACAAGGCCTACGGGACGCCCGAGACATGGGAGCGCTCGACCAGCACGCATGACGGCGCGCTCATCCAGCTGCATCGCAATGGCACGATCGACAAAGACCAGCTCGAATGGGCGGCCCAGATCGCGAACGTCTATCGCAGCCTGGAGGCGGACGTCGGCATCAAGGTCGCCAGCCTTGAGGCGCGCGTCGACCAATCTCGAGGCGGTGGCCGGGCGGCGGAAGGCGTGCTGCGCGTGCGGATGCATCTGGCCTATGGCTATTGGCGTGACATGCTGCCCATGCCCAAGCAGTTGGTGCTGGATATGATCGTGGGCGATGCGATCGGCTATTCGGTCGCAGCGGCTCGCTACCGGGTCCACAAGCGCAAGGCCAAACGGTTCCTGATCGATGCGCTCAACCGCTGGCCGCTATGCGTCGCGCACGCATTCTCGGTTGCCGGGCGGGACACCGTTGCGGCGATGAACGCTGGCCAGCCCTGTGATCCCATCTGGCTGGACGGGCCATCCCGTGCGGCAAGGCCTGTGCTCGACACCGAGCATGTCGCCGCGATCGAGGAGGCTGAGGCGGATATCTCATACGCCGATCCCCGCGATATCGACCCCGAGTTCCTGGACGAGCGCGGCATCCTCAAGGACTGGGCGGATATCGCAGCCATCATTCGTGCCCGGTTTGGCTGGGGCGAGGAAGGTGAGGCGGCATGACGATTTCCGCTTGCAAGTGGCCCCGAAATAGCCCAAAAAAGCCCTAGGACCATTGCGTCTGGAGAAGGTCCACGTGCGCAGCGTGGGCCTTTTTTCGTGTCAGTGCTTCGTTAATTCCCTTGCGATGCAGGCAGCGGTTGCCTCGTATCGGGTAGCCAATTCGCGATGGGCATATACAGCCATCATGTGGTCGCCCCTCTGTAGGGCCTCTTTGGCTTTGCGAGCCTCCTGCTGCGCGCGCCGCAACAGATAATTCACATCATCCGGTGTGGTCATATCACCTCCCGTTGAGTCGTTGCTGCGCCAGAATATCAAATCGCTGGGGTAGCTCAACGGTAGAGCAGCCGCCTTGTAAGCGGTCGGTTGAGAGTTCAAGTCCCTCCCCTAGCACCATAGCCGCATAGAGCAGTCCGGTAGCTCGTCAGCCTCATAAGCTGAAGGTCGCGGGTTCAAATCCCGCTGTGGCAACCAGTTACAAGGGTCAGAATGCTCGCTTGATCTCCACGACCGAGCAAGTGCCGCTGATAGACGGAATGTCCGAGATCGGTTCTCTCGTGATTGCGAGCGAGGTGCGATCGATAGTGAACGCGGCAAACGATACGGTACTAGGTAAGAATATCGCCGATCTTTTGACCGGCATATTATTACGCGCTGAAATATAGCTGGCCGTACCTGCATCCTCATCCAAAGCCACGTCCATCACCAGAGGTGATCCGCGATCATCTAGTTCGCACTTCAGAGTGATAGGCTTTGCGATTGCAGACGAAGGCCATAACGCTGCGGCCACAACAATGTATCGAATCATGATGAGCCTCTTTCCGCTTGGAATGTCGGAATAACCTAGACGCGGGGATCGCGCCATGCCTCGCCGCACAGGCAAGTGATAACAGGGAGCCGGCCATGAAACCCCTTCTCGTTCGCATGGTCGACACGCCCGAAGTACCGCCCGGCCGCGCCATCATGATATGCGATAGCGAAGGCAATCCACTGCCCAATCAGTTGCACACAGCGATCGTCAATGGGCTGGAAGAGCGGACCATCATCACAGTGCAATTCATTGTGGACGGCGAGCGCATCGCGATCGGCTGATGCAGAACAATCATCCTCTCCGTGGCGAACGCACCGAACGACTTCGGGGTCGCGCTGGTCAGGAGCAACGCAAGCGCCGCCTCGCCCGCACTGACGGACTTTGCGAGCGCTGCGATGCCAAGGGCCTGACCACATTCGCCACCGTCGTAGACCACATTCAGCCCCTCGCGTTGGGTGGTAGCGACGACGACGATAACACGCGCAATTTATGTACCCCCTGCCATAATGATGTCACTGCCGAGCAGTTCGGACACGCAGAGCCGGTCAAAGCCAAGGGCATCGGGCATGATGGTCGCCCGACGAGTGCCGACCATCCATGGAACAGGTCATAGCCCCCCCGGGGGGTCTGAAACGAAATTCGCTGACCGGCGGACACCGATGATGCCCTGCGTGCGCAGTGAGATCAATTTTTGAGGGGGGAGGGTTTCGGCCCGTCGCCCGGAGGTCGCGATGGCTGAACTTGTCGAACTGCCAGGCGGCGATGGCGTCCCGCCCGAGCCGAACTGGCGGTCCACCTTCGGCCGGGCACCAGACCGGGCCGCCGCTTCAGAATATTGGAAGGCGATAATCAGCGACCTGCGCGCTGCCGAAAAGCTAGCCGTCGCGAACGCTCATTCGATCAAGCGGCTGGTCGTTGCCTATGTGACCTATGACATTTCAGCGCGGGAAGTGCTGAAAATGGGGCCGGTCATCAAAGCCAAGAAAACCGGCGTCCCCACCTATAACCCATGGTGGACGACCATGAGCAACGCCGCCAGCCACGCTCAGGCGCTGGAAAAGGAACTGTGCGTTTCGCCGCGGGACCGTGGCAACGGGACCAAGGTCGAGAAGAAGGCGCGGCGGCAAACCGGCGGCGGTTACCTGAAGAGCCGTGGTTAACCGCTTTCTCTCTGATCCTGACCCGACCACCGCCTGGGCAAAGGCTGCAGTCGAAGGAAAGCTGTTTACTTGCGGCGAGCTGGTGCGCCATGCAGCCGAACGGCACCTTCGCGACATTCGCGATGGCGAGCGGCGCGGGATTTACTGGCGGCCGGAGGCGGCGGCGCATTTCCTAAACTTCCTGCCATCGGTCTTTCAGGTTACGGACGGCCTGGCAGCCGGCGAACCCTTCTATCCGCTGGAATATCATAGCTTCGTCGGCGGCAGCCTATTCGGCTGGCGCACCAACACAAACCGCTGGCGCTTCCGCACTGGCTGGATCGAAACCGGAAAGGGTCAGGCAAAGTCGCCGCTGATGGGCGCGATCGGCGTCTACATCATGGGCTGGTGCGACATTCCACGCGCGCAGTGCTATGCGATCGGCGAGGATAAGGCGACGGCAAACGTCCTCTTTCGCGATGCCGTTGCCATGTGCCGAGCTGATATCCCGAATGGCGAAGAGGGTGAGAGCCTGGAGGGCCTTGGCGAAGTCATCATTCGCGGCGAACTGGAAAACGCCTGGAAGATCGAGCATCCGGATAGCGGCTCGTTCTTCATGCCGATTGCCAGCGGGGAATCGCAGTCTGGTCCCCGCCCCTCCCTTGTGGCGGCGGACGAAATCCACGAGCTGAAATCGGAAGCCGCACTGCTGACATGGAAGGCGGCGATCGACAAGGTCGCCGGCAATGCGCTGATGCTGCTGGGCACCAACACGCCCGCGCGTTCGACGCAGCATGTTGGGACATCCTATTCGGACACCTATCAGGCGATCGTGAAGGGCGAGGCCAAGGACGACACGGCCTTCGCATTCATCGCCCGCATCGACAAGGGTGACCGCGAAACCATATTCGAGAATGAACGCGCCTGGCAGAAGTCGCTCCCGGCGCTGGGCGAAACCTTCCCGATCGAGAACATCCGCGAGACGGTGAATTCTGCCAAGCTCCGCCCGTCTACGAAATCGAGCGTCAAGCGCCTGTATTTCGGCATCGACAGCGCAGCGGCCGACTTCTGGATCAGCGAAGAGAAATGGTCGGCGGTGCAGGGCGTGGTTGATGCCCGCGCCATGCGGGGCCGCAAATCGTGGCTGTCGCTGGACTTGTCGGAGAAGAACGACCTCACGGCCTTGTCGCAGGCGTGGGAGCTTCCCGATGATCTGGTTGCGGTCAAGACATGGTATTGGACCACGCGGGACGGGCTTGAAGAAAGGGCCGACGCCGACAAGGCGCCCTATCTGGATTGGGTCGAGGACAATTATCTGACCGCGACGCCCGGCGCGACGATCGACTACACGTTCGTCGCCGTTCAGGTGCAGCAGCAACTCGCCGAGCATGACGTTGAGGCACTGGTTGTCGATCCGGCCTTCCTGACGTCGTTCACCGACGCCTGCGACCAGGTCGGCATCCTATGGTGGATATGGGAAGGCCCCGGCAAACCGGAGGGTCGCGGCCTCAAGATCGTCAAGCACGCGCAGGGTCAGCGCATCATGTTCGAAGACCGGCAGCTGTGTATGCCGCACTCGATCACGCGCACCGAGGATCGCATTCTCGACGGGACGCTGTTGGTGGACGATTCTCCGGTCACCTACTCCTGCGCTGCCAATGCCCATATCGAGCCGGACGGCATGGGCAATCGCATGTTCAACAAGAAGAAATCACGCGGACGCATCGACGGCATGGTGACCATCGTAATGGCGGTCGGCGCCGCCACAGCGACGGTAAAGCCCAAGAAGAAGTCGGTATATGCCTCGCGCGGCATCCGGTTCTGTTGAAGGAGGCGGCATGAGGGCTGTCATGACCGCCGATCAATATTATCGGCAAGGCATTTCGAAACAGTTCTCTCAGGGGCCAGCAGCGGCATCGCGCCCGGAACCGACAGAGGTGACTGACGGCAAATTCACCGATGGTCGGTATTGGGGCGAGTTGGCCGGCATCTATCCGCTGAGCGCCGCCACCGCCGACGAAGCCGCGAAGGCGTCGGCGGTCAATTTCTGTTGCTCGCTGATCGCAGAGGCAATCGGTAGCCTGCCATTCGATGTCATCGACATTGCGACCGGCAAGCCCGCCGAAGACTTTGCGCTGGCGGATTTGCTATCCTACGCGCCAAATCCGTTTCAGGTCGGCGCCGAGTTCTGGCCGTCGATGATGTTCACTGCCGCGCTGCGCAACATCGCATTTGCTGAGCCGGTGGCGCATGCCGACGGACTGGAAATGTGGGCGCTGGACCCGCTGCGCACGCATGTCGACTGGAAGGATCGGGGCTTCTCCGTCACTTATCAAGATGACAATGCCACCCGCGTCATAGGGCCGGGCGACCTGTTCTGGATCACGGGCCTAGCCGATTCCCGACTGCGCCCTCTGACCCCTTGGAAGATGGCGCGCGGATCGATCGAGTTCGCGCTGGCACTTGAAAATCAGGGACGGCTGTCCGCTCAGAACATCAACCGTCCCGGCGGCGTGCTGCAGTCGGATCAAGAGCTTGGCGACGAAGCCTTTGAGCGCTTGCAGGAAAGCATGCGACGCTGGCGTGCAGGCGGCAATGCGATCCTTGAACAGGGTCTGAAATACGAGGTCGTCCAGACGGACAACAGCGATTCGCAGCTGATGGAACTGATCGACCAGCGCACGATGGAGATGGCGCGCTACTGGCGCATGCCGCGCTCGCTCATCACCGGCAACAGCAAGAACAGCGAACAGGAGAGCGGTGATTTCGTGCGCTGGGTTGCGCGCCCTTGGTGTCGTCGCATCGAGCAGGCGGTGCGCGCGCGTCTGTTCACGCCGGAAATGCGGCGGCGCTACAAGGTCAAGGTTAATCTCGACGGCATGCTGCGCGGCGACAGTGCCACCCAGGCGCGCAACGCCGTTCTGTATCGTACTGCGGGTTCGCACTCGATCAACGACGTTCGCGTCAATATTCACAATCTGCCTCGCATTGATGAGCCATGGGCCGACGATGTGCGAGAGCCCCTCAACAGCAATCGCGCCGCCGACACGATGACTGGCGGGGAAACTGCGCCGCAGGACAAGGAAGCCTCCACCGATGATTGAGATGGCCAGCGCCCGCACGCTCTGGGCGATGCACCCCGATGCGCTTGCTGCCCTGCTGACGCGCGGCACGATCGATGCGATGTTGCCGGAATCGCTGCGCGCCCTCGCGGGAATTGCCGGTCTCGCATCCAACGCCCCCAAGGAAGCGCGCGCCCAGGCGGATCCTGTTCGCGATGGCGCCACCATGGTGATTTCCCTGTCCGGCCCCCTGTCTCCCAAGGGCAGCTATGGCGGCACGTCGACCGAGCGTTTCGCCGATCAGGTGCGGTCGGCAGGTGCTGACAGCAAGGTCGGCGCGGTCATCCTCAACATCATGTCGCCTGGCGGCTGGGTCTTCGGGACGCACGAGGCTGGCGAAGCCGTGTATGAGGTGCGTCAGTCCAAGCCGGTGATCGCAGTGGCCAGCCCCTTCAGCTTCTCGGCTGCGCATTGGATCGCCTGTCAGGCATCCGCCTATTACGTCACGCACTCCGGCGAAGTTGGCTCGGTCGGCGTGCGCGGCGGTCATGTCGACATGTCGGGCTTCGAAGACAAGATCGGCATGAAAACGACCCTTATCGCTTCGTCGCCCGAGAAGATCGCTGGCCATCCTTATGCGCCGCTGTCGGACGAAGATCGCGCTGAGATGCAGGCATCGATCGACGAGAGCAATGAGGCATTCCGGGCAGCGATCGCGCGCGGCCGCGGCATCAAGACTTCCGAAGTCGAAGCGATGCACGGTTCGGGTCGGACATTCTCGGCAGCCCGCGCCGCCGCCGCCGGCACCGTCGACGGTGTCATGTCGCTGCGTGATGTGGTTGCCAAATATGGTTCGAGCCGGGCCCGGCTGGGCCTGATGCGCCAGCGCGCCGAGATGCGCGCGCGAGCGCTCGACTTCTGAAATTTCCGCGACGCGCGGGGATTGGGCGGTCTTCGGGCCGCTCTCATCATGGGCGCACGCGCCCGCAAACTGGCCCTTTGAAAGGAGTTCATCATGAACCTGGCCGTTCTGAAGAATGAGGCGCGTGAATGTGTGAAGCGCATGGACGACCGCCTCACCGCCGCCATTGGTGAAAATCGCGAGCTGACCGCCGATGAGGAAACTGCCAACGCGGAAGACGAGAAGCGCCTCGATCTGCTCGAAAAGCAGATTGCCCAGGTCGAGCGCCTCAACGCCCGCGCCACCAAGCTCGGGCCGGTCGCTGCGGCCGTCGCTGCTGGCATCGCCACCACCACCGTCCCGGCCGCTCCCGCCGCGGCTGCACCGGCTTCGCCGATCAGCTTCCAGCACAACGGCCTGATCTATGCCAATGCGCGCCCGCGCCTCGACGATGGCGGCTTTGCCAACCTGGCTGAATTCGCGACGGCCGTCCGCTTCGCCAATCCGGGCGCCGGTCAGGCCTACCGCGTGGACGAGCGCCTTGCGGCGCCGACCAATGTTCACATGGAAACGGGCGACGCGGCCGGCAGCTATCTGGTCCCGCCCGAGTTTCGTCAGCAGATCGTCGATCTGGTCTTCAGCGGTGAAGATCCGATCATGAACCTGATCCAGCCCGATCCGACGTCCTCGAACCGCGTCGTCGGCTTGGGTGATGAAAGCACCCCGTGGGGCAACTCCGGCATCCAGGCCTATTGGCGTTCGGAAGCCGAACAGATGACCCCGTCGCGCATGAACCTCACGCCGCGCGAAACCGCGCTGAATGAGCTCTATGCCTTCGTTCTGGCAACCGAAGAGCTGCTGGAAGATGCTCCGCGCATCGCCACCCTGCTCACCGTCAAGGCTGCTGCCGCGATCCGCTGGAAGGCGGTCGACGCCTTCATGTACGGCGATGGCGTCGCCAAGCCGCTCGGCTGGATGTCTTCGCCCGCGCTGATCACCGTGGCGAAGGAAAATGCGCAGGTCGCCGACACCATCGTGGCCGACAATGTCGCCAAGATGTTCGCGCGCATGCTCAACCCGACCCAGGCGAACTGGATCGCCAATGGCGACATCATGCCCAGCCTGATGAAGCTGAAGAATGAGGCGGACCAGCCCGTCTGGTTCCCCAACTTCCAGGTGGCGCCGGGTGGCACGCTGCTGGGCCGTCCGGTTCTGTTCACCGAGCATGCGCAGTCGCTCGGCGACAAGGGCGATCTCCAGTTCGTCAATGCGAATGGCTATGAAGCCTTCCGCAAGCAGAACGGGATCACCTTCGCGGAATCGATCCACCTCTATTTCGATTACAACATCCGCGCCTTCCGCTGGGTGCTGCGGGTCGGCGGTCAGCCGGTCCTGCGCGCGCCCGTCCAGCCCGCCCATGGCAGCGCGACCAAGAGCCACTTCGTGGCGCTGGCGGAGCGCGCCTGATCCATTTCCGCCCCGGGCCACTCCGGGGCGGACGGTTCAGACTGAAATCGAAAGGAAAGTTCGATGAACGGCAATCTCAATCCCTCGATGGCCGCCGGCGTGGTGGCCGTCATCAATCCCGTCTCGCAGGCCGCCGGCACGGTGGCTACCGGTTGGATCGACATGCAGAAGTTCGGCGCGTTGCTCGCCGTTCTGGCCGTTGGCGCGCTCGGTACAGCCGCCACCGTCGACGCGAAGATCGAGCAGGCGACCGATGCCGCCGGCGCTGGCGCAAAGGATGTGTCCGGATCGGCCATCACCCAGCTCACCAAGGTCGGCACCGACGACAACAAGCAGGTGCTGATCAATCTGCGGCAGGAGGATTTGGACAAGAACAATGCGTTCCGGTTCGTCCGCCTGTCCGTCACGGTCGGCACCGCCGCGTCGCTGGTCTCCGCCATCGTGCTGGCTTTCAACGCTCGATACGGCGCGGCGACGGGCAACGATGCGGCGACCGTCGACGAGATCGTGAGCTAAGGAGGTCACCATGGCGATCAAGTTCCTGCGGGAATATGAGACCAAGGCGCATCCGCCCGAAGTCTTCACGGCCGGTCAGCTGGTCAAGGACCGTGACGAGGCGTCGGAGCGCCATTTCGTGCTTCGCCGCATCGCCGCCTATGACGACGGCAAAGGCAACCTGACCGACATCGATGGCAATCCCGTCGAATATTTCGAGGATGCCGATGCCAAGGAAGCCAAGCCCGCCAAGGGCAAGGCAGCGCCGGCCGCTGTCATGACCGGCGGCAACCAGTGATGATGCGGGCGGGTGGCGCATGCCACCCGCCCCTTCAGGAGGCATTGCATGGCCGAACCGATCAGCCTTGAAGATGCCAAGCGCCAGCTGCGCGTTCTGAGCACCGATGAGGACGCATTCATCACGTCCGCCATCGTCGATGCCCGCGGCTGGATCGAGAATTATACCGGCCTGGTGTTGACCCGCCGTGAAGTAGTGGAAGTTCTGCCATGCTTCGGCGCGCAACTGTCCACTTGGCCGATCGCATCGATCGACGCCATCACCTATTACGACACCGATGGGCAGGAGGTTGTCCTGCAAGAGGCTGAGTATTTTGCCCAGATCGCCCGGCGCCCGGCCTATTTGACGGCCGGCGGCTGGCCGACGGTCCGCGATGGCAGCACGATCGAGGTGACGATGACCGCCGGCTTCGCGACGCCAGACGCCGTATCCGCCTTTTCGCCCAACCTTATGCGGGCGATGCGTGTGCTGGTTGCTGGCTATTTCCGAGACCGGGAAGGCGGAAAGGTTGCGCAGGATGCTGAGGAATTTGCAAAGGCGCGCCTGCGCAATTTTCGCCGGTGGCGCGTATGATGGGCATCGCTGCTGGGGATCTTGAATGGCTCGTTACGATAGCGCGTGCGCCCGATACTGATGATGGTGTCTCATCGGTGCCGGGCGAATTCGCCGGAATCGGCCAGCGGTGGGCGAAAAAGACGGACATCAAAGATGGCGAACGTCTTCGGGCTGGAGAAAATGCTCAGGACTTAACGTCTCGGTTTCTGTTCCTCAGTGACGATTTGACAAGATCCATCACCGCTAAAGATGCGCTCATTTGCGATGGCGCGATCCACTATGTCATTGGCGCGAAAAGCTGGGGAGGTCGCAACGTAGGCGTCGAAGTCACCTGCTCATCGCGTCCAGACATGCGCACATCATGAAAATGACCGTGAAGATCGTCGGCACCGACCAGATTGCTCGTAATCTTCGGGCGATGGGGAAGGCTTTGCGGCGAGAAACGCTGGTTCCGATCATCGAGGAAGAGCTTGAGCCGATGGCGGATGATATGCGCGCGGGTGCAGCACGCGGGACGGGTGAAATGGCGGACAGCATAATGGTCGGCACCGAGTTGTCCCCCGCACAAGCTGCCATCGCGGAGCCGATCGCAGAGATCGAAGTCTATGCCGGCCCCGGACCTCTTCCGCAGGCGATCCAGGAAGAGTTCGGCAACATACATCAGCAGCCGCGCCCTTTTATCCGCCCTGCCTTCGACGGCAATGTGGACCGCGCGATGAAGAATGTCGGCCGGCGCGGCATCGACGCGATATTGGAAGCCGACAAGAAGGGCTGAACCATGGAAGAGGCGCTTCGTGCCAAGTTGCGGGCGACTGCGGCGCTCACTGCCCTGGTCGGCACAAACATCGATTGGGGCCTTCGCGGAACTGGTGCGGGACTCCCGGCGGTACGCTTGTTTGAGATTAGCGGCGTGCCGCGAATGAATTTGGCTGGTGGCAGCGCATGGACGCGCAGCCGAATCCAAATCGACTGCCTCGGTCGAACTTACAAGGCGGCACGCGACATTGCTGACCTCCTCGCAAAACCGCCCGCCGGCATCCTGATCGGCATGCGCGAGACCGTTTCCGACGTCCGTCTGCGTACCTTCATCATGAACCGGCGGGCGGACCACGACGATGATGCCGAAGGCGTGGTTCATCGCACCAGCATCGACGTGATGGTCTGGCACACCTCTCTGTAAGCGGAGACCTCCCCCATGTGGATCAAGATCACTGCAGCCTTCATCGACAAAGAGGCTGCCGATCCGGCCGACGCCAATGTGCCGGCCGGCAAGAAACTGAACGTGACCGCAGATCGCGGGCAGCATCTCATCGACCTTGGCTTGGCCGAATTGGCCGATGCCGAGGAGACGAGTGATCAGCCGGCCGGCGGCACGTCTTCCGAGGCCAAGAAGGGCGCGCGCCGCGCCGAACAGGAGTAACTGAGATGGCAGCAACGCATGAGGACACCGACATTGGTTTTGCGACCATGTTCGGCAAGGGGACCGGCGCAGGCTGGCAGGCCTTCGCCGAGGTCACCGAACTGAATCCGCCCGAACTGTCGCGCGATAGCGTCGACTTCACCCATTATGGCAGCCCCGATCGCCACCGGGAATTCAAGCCCGGCCTGTCGGATGCCGGCGAGGTATCGATCACCTATAATCTAGTGCCAGGCCTGCTGGACGATGCCGTGATTGCGACCCACCTGGCGAGCAATTCGGTCGAGCCCTGGGAAATCCGTTTTCCCAATGGGGCGGTGCTCGCCTACAACGGTTTCGCGACCGCGCATGGCCGCGCCACCCCGATGGACGATAAAATGACCGGTTCGGCAACCTTCAAGGTTTCCGGCAAGCCTGTCCTAACGCCGGCGGCCTGATCATGACGGCCGCCAATCCCCATCGTGGGCAACTGGGCTTCGAGGTCGCCGGCAACCGCTGGGTTTTTGCCTTTACCACCAATGCTCTATGCGCGGTGGAGGAGGAGTTCGACCTCAAGGATATCAGCGAACTGGAGATGGTGCTGGCGACCTCGCCGTCACTTCGCACCATCCGCAAGCTGTTCCGCATCGGCCTGACCGACTGCCATCCGGAAATGTCCGACCTTGAGGCCGGGCAGATCATGGAGGCGGTCGGCGGGCTTGAGCCTTCCCTTGAGCTCATCATGCGCGCTGTCGAACAGGCGTTCCCGGAGGCCGCCAAGGGAGGCAGCGCGGACCCTCGAAGGGCGGCGCCCAAGCCGAAAGCGGGCGCCCGTGGGACTGGCCCCGGCTCCACGAAGCGTGGTGCGAAGTCCAAGGACTAGACCCGGAACGATTCTGGCGGATGACGCCGCGCGAGGTCGCTCGTATTTTCACCGGACGATCGCGCGCAGCTCATAATTTCCATGATCTGATCATGCAGGCGGCGTGGACATCGGCGGCCTTGGCTCGCTCGAAAAAGATGCCACCGCTTAAGGGCTTCATGATCCGGCCAGTCGCCAAGCCGAAGCGACAGAACTGGCAATCCATGTACGCTGTCGCCGCCTCCTGGGCGGCGGAGCGTGGGACGATCCAAACGAGGGAGGGCGCCGAATGAATATGGCAGTGGTCGGCGCCGCCCGCGTCGTTTTTGGCGCTGATACCTCCGATTTCGATGCAGGTGCCAAGGGCGTGGAAGGCGTCCTTGGCCGACTGGTCGAGAAGTTTCATGAGGTCGAGCAGCGCATCAAGGGCATCGGCGCAGGTGTCACGCTCGGCATCACTGTCCCGTTTGCCGCCATGGTGCGCACCGTGGACAAGGGGGCCGGATCGTTCGAAGCCCAGATGAAGAAGGTCGAGGCAGCGCTGGAAGGCGTGACGGGCGACGAACTGAAGCAACTTTCCGATATGGCCCGCACCATGGGTCCGCAGGTCGGTAAGGGAGCGACGGAAGCGGCGTCCGCGATCGAGGCGCTTGGCCTTGCCGGTGTTTCGACCGCTGATATCCTGGGCGGCGCGCTCAAGGCCGCGCTTGATCTGTCCGCTGCCGGCATGGTGGACGCTGCGTCCTCATCGTCGCTCGTCACCGACATCATGGGCCAGTTCAAGGTGACTGCGGGGCAGTTGCCCGGCGTGGTCAACCAGATCGTCGGCGCGCTCGACACCTCGAAGTTCGGCTTTGACGATTTTCGTCTGGCTGTCGGCCAGGGCGGCGCCATCGCTGCCGCATCCGGCGTCGGGTTCATGGATTTTGCGACGGCGATCTCTGCGACCAGCACGCAGTTCACCAGCGGCGCTGACGCGGGCACGTCGTTCAAAACCTACATCCAGACCCTGACCGGCAAGAGCAAAGAGGCTGAGAAGGCGATCAGCAAGCTTGGCCTGTCATTCTTCGACGCCAACGGAAAATTGAAGCCGCTCGCCGAACAGGCGGAGGTGCTGCGCAAGGCCTATGGCGACCTGACTGATGAGGCCAAGAATAAGGGCCTTGAGAAGGTGTTTGGCTCTGACGCCGCGCGCACCGCCATCGGCCTGATGGATCAGGGCCGCGAAGGGTTCGAAAAGCTGCAGGCGGCTATCGCCGGCGGCGATGTCGAAGCCAAGATCGCCAAGCGTCTGGAAGGCTCGGAGGCGGCAGGCAAGAGGATTGCCGTTGTCTGGGAAGGCGTGAAGATCGCGCTCGGCATCGATACGGGCTTGCTGGATATCGTCACCGCCATCAAGAATGGCTTTGCGAGGATGCTGGAGGCCATCGCCAATGCTCCGCCTGCCGTATTGAAGGTGGGGGCAGCCTTCTCGGCGCTGGCGGCGGCAATCGGCCCCCTCCTGATGATCGTGGGTCATCTTGGCGCGATAATCCTGGCGCATTTTGCGGCGTCGAAGTTCGGGCTGATCGGCAAGGCGCTGGGGCTCATCATCGCGCCGGTGTCGACGCTGATTGGCCTGCTGGGCGAAATGGGCCTTGCCCGCGTGTTGATGATGATCGGGTCTCGCCTGCTTGCACTTGCCGGCCCGGTCGGCTGGGCCATCGGCGCATTCCTTCTCTTCAAGGACCAGATCATCTTTGCGCTGCAAGCGGTGTGGAACGGCTTGGTCGAGACCCTTGGGCCGCCGCTCGAAGCAATCATCACCAAGGTCGGCGCCATCTTCTCGAACCTGTCGGGCGGCCCGATCGGCGCTGCGATCGAGGGGCTTATCGCCCTCCTGTCCGGCGTGGCGGATGTGGTCGGCACCATCCTTGTGGGTGCGATCCTTCTTGCCGGGGAAATCATCGAGCGGACACTGGCGGCAATCGTCGCTATGATCTCCGGCGTCGTGGATGTTATCAGCGGTGTGGTCGATGTCGTGAGCGCTTTGCTGCGCGGCGACTTTGCAGGGGCATGGGAAGCTGCTGGCGGGATTGTCGAGGCCGTCTTCGGCACGATAGTCGACGTCATCGCAGCATTTGTTCCCGAGATCAGTGCCGAACTGCAGGCCGCCTATGCTGGGGCAAAGAAGTGGCTTGCGGATGGCTTTGCAGCCATAGTCGGCTGGTTCACGGCATCGGTGCAGTCGGGCGTCGACTATGTCGCCAATGCCTTTCCTAATGTCGTGGCAGCCGCCAAGGGCGTCTATCAGGGCGTCAAGGGCTGGCTGGTCGACAAGTTCGGCGGGCTGATGACGTGGATCGGCAATGCTGCCAAGTGGATCGGCGACAAATATTCGGCGCTGAAAGAGCGTCTGGGACTTGGTGCAGCGGCGAATGACAATACACCTGCAGCACCTGCCAAGCCTAAGGAAACAGCTGCACCGACGTCGGCCACGCCAAAGCGCTCGATCGATTTCGATGACGATTCGGCGAAGAAAAAGAAGGCCTCGAAGGGACGCAATACCGCCTACGATAGTGCTAACCGCCAGCAACTCGCTGATGATGTTGCGCTGGAAGCGGCACGGCTGCGGGGCGACCGCGACACCGAGCGCGCCATCCGGGATCGCCTTGAACTGAGCAAGCAGATCGAGGCCTATCAGCGCACCGGCCTGTCGCTGGAAGCCGCCACTGCGGCGGCGAAGAAGGACATGGCCACGCTCGAAGAGGCGCGGCGTACTGGCCTGGCGAAAGACCTTGAGCGCGATGAAGCGGCGCATCAGATTGACCTCGCGCGCATCGCAGGCAACCGGTCGCTGGAAGAAACGCTCGCACGGCAGGAAGAGATCAAGGATCGTATCGCTGCCTTCCAGCGCGACGGGTTGTCGCTGGAGGAGGCGACAGCCAGGGCTTTGCGTCAGCAGCTTGATATCGACAATGCCCGCGCGGAATTGCGCAAGCGGCTGATGGCCGATGACGAGCAGGATCGGCAGCTTCGCCTGGCTCAAACCCGCGGCGACAGCGAAGAGCGCATCCGCGCCCTCCAGCGTGAAATCGATATCCGCAATCGCCAGCGTGAGCTGGAGCGCGATTTCGAGATGACGCCAGAGCAGGCCAAGGACCAAGCTTCCCGCGAATGGGACGAGATGGAGAAGGCGCGTCAGACCGGCGTCTTCCGCGACACCTTCAAGGAGGGCGTGCGCGCGGCGCTGGACGGCGACCTGAAAGGCTGGTTCAAAAACTGGTGGAAGGACCGGGTGGCGAAGGGCATGGAGGAGGCACTCAATAGCCTGTCCGATCTGATCGCCAGCCTCTTCTCGAAAGTGGGCAGCGGCGGGTCAGGTGGCGGCATCGGCGGCGCGATCGGCAAGGTGCTTGGCAGCATCTTCGGCGGCGGGAGTTCGTCCACCGCCGATATCGTCGTCAACAATGACGCGATCTCGAAGGCCTTTGCGAGCGCGCCAGGCTTCAAGACGGGTGGCCGTGGCATCATCAAAGGCAAGCCCGGTATCGACGCCAATATGGTGTCCTTCCGCGCGACAGCAGGTGAAATCGTCAACATCGAGCGGCCCGGCAACGATAATGGTAGAGGTGATGGCGGCACGACCGTCAACTATTACGGCCCTGGAGCGGAGGAGTTCTGGGGCACCGTGAACTTCATCGCTTCAGATAATGCGAGTAGCGCCGTCTCCGCCAGCAACCGCCGCCGCGATCGTCGCGTGGCGCGTCGCATGGGCCGCCGCTGATGGCCTTCGCCCCCGTCGACCTGCGCGACATCCGGGTGCAGGTGTGCGAGCCTGGCATGCCGGACGCCGGCGTCCTGCAGCAGCCGGTGATGGGCGGCTTCACCAATCGCGTCGGTCGCCTCGGCGGCGGCCATACAGCCAAGTTCACCCTGCCGCCCGAGCGGATGGAGCCCGACGGCCGAAAGCTGGTCGCGCTGGGGCAGATGGCCAAGGAATATGGCGCGCTGTTCGAATATACGCAGGTGGATTTCGTGGTCGGCACCCCTGGCAACGGCATCTCGGTCAGCGGCGCACATGCCGGCGGTCGCTTCGTAACGATCACCGGCGCGACACCCCGCTATGTCATCCGGCAGGGACAGGCGTTCAATGTCGAACGGGTCGGCCATCCCTATCTGTATTTCGCAGCTGCCCAGACGATGCTGGACGACAATGGCGCAGGCATCGTGCCGATCACCCGACCTCTGCGGCGCAAGCTATTCGGCGGCGAGGCGGTGGAAATCCGTCGCCCCGTGATCGCCGGGTGGATCGTCGGCGATAATTTCTCGTGGCCGATCGACATGCGTCGGACGGTCGGGCTGGTGTTTGACGTGATGGAGCGGGCCTGATGACCATCCTCTCCCCCGCCCTGGACGCGGCGTTTGCTGGCGCGCGCGTGACGATGTTCGGCGCGCTGCGCATGCAGTTTCCCGAGGGGCTGGACGTGCGGCTGCTCGACGGTTCGGCAGAGATCAAGATCGACGGGCAGGACTATTACGGTCATGTCGATGGCTTCGGATCCTGGGCGTCGATCGACGAGATCGAGGACGGCTTTGGCGACGAGGCACCGGGAACCTCAGTCACGATTCTGCCGGAAAGCGACGAGGCCGCCGCGCTGATGTCCGATCCCGATAATCAGGGCTCCGCCATCACCGTGATGGTGGGCGCGCGCGATGACGCAACCGGCCTGTCGATCGGCGAGCCCCTCGTCCTGATCAGAGGGATGATCGACGTGCCGGTGCATGCGTTCGGCTCGCGCAAATGCGAAGTCGATTTCGATGTCATCAGCGAGATGGACTATCTGATGCTCAACGATGAGGACCGGGTGATGTCGAGCAACTTCCATCGCCGCGTCTGGCCCGACGAGGCCGGCATGGACCATGTCACCGGCGTTGCCGAAAACAGCTATTGGGGCACGAACCCGCCAAGCGGCGGGGTGGAGAAGGTGACCGGCTGGAAAGCCGTGCGCCAGGCGATCGACACCAACCGACAGGCCAGCTTCTAAAAATGAACATCAGCAAGCGGCGCAACGCCACCCTGCAGACCGTCAACCGGTTTGCGGGACAACCCCTCGTGTTCGGAACGACCGACTGCGGCAAGATGGTGATCAGCCATTTGCGCGCCATGGGTCATCGTCCCCGGATCGGCCAGGGCGGGACATGGAAGAGCGCGGTGGGGCTGCAGAGATTCCTGCGCCGTCATGGCGGCAGCGGCGCGGCCTGCCTCGACGCATGGCTGCCCGGTCGCCGCATCACGCCCGCGATGCGGATCATCGGCGATATCGTCGAACTGCCCGGCGAACCGCCCTTCGGATGTTTCGGCGTGTGCATCAACAATGGCCGCATCCTGTGCTGGCTTGAAGGCATGGAAGGCGCCCTCATCGCGCAGCCCACGCAGTTGCTCGCAGCCTGGAGGGTCTGACCTATGACCAAAGCGCTCAAGGTCGCGGCCTTTGCCGTCGCCATTGCCGCCGCGATCCCGACCGGCGGCGGCTCGACCCTGCTGGCGGGCGCGCTGGGCGTGTCGGCGGCAACCGCTTCCGCCTTCGCCACGGCGGTCGCGCTGGAAGCCAGCATCGTCGGCGCCATGACGGCAAAGAAGCCGAGCGTCGGCGGGGTCCAGACGACATGGACCACTGATCCGGGCGCGCCGATCCCGATCCTGTTCGGCCATACGCTGGGCAGCGGCGACATCCGCTATCGCAAGCAGCATGGCCGCGACAATGCCTATGACACGATCGTCAGCGTCCTGTCGGGCTGTGGTCCGCTCCATGCGATCACCCAAACCTATATGGACAAGAAGCCGATCAGCTTCTCGGGCGGTATCTTCGGCGCCTATGCGATCGGCGGCGCCAACCGCATCTGGCAGGATGTCCAGTACGGCGCCTGCCCCGAAGCGATGGCGCTATCCAACGGGGTAGGCACGCCGCCGGGTTGGGGTGCGACCTCGAAGCTGTCCGGCTATGCCGCCGTGATGAACAGCCTGCTGTTCGACGGCAAGGGCGACGAGACGCTGACCAGCACGCCCCAGCTCAACTGGCTGGTGGACGGGGTGCTCTGCTATGATCCGCGCCAGGACAGCACATATCCCGGCGGCGATGGCCCCTGCCGCGCCAATGACCAGACGACTTGGGTCTATAGCGAGAATGGCTGGATACAGGCGCTGACCTTCGCGCTGGGCTGGCATCAGGGCCCGAACAATATGCGCGTGGGCGGCGTGGGGCTGAGCATCGACGCGATCGATGTCGCCACCTATGTCGAGAATGCCAATATCGCCGACGCCAATGGCTGGAAGTCGGGCGGCCGGGTAACCACGGCCGACGACAAGTGGGAGGTGATGAAGGCGCTGACCCAGGCGGGCGGCGGCGAGCCGATCCGCCACGGCGCCATCCTGTCGGGATTCGTCAACACGCCGCGCGTGCCCATTGCCACCATCTATGAGGATGACCTGATCGGCGAGGGATCGAGCTCGACCTGTCAGACGATGCGGGACCGGCCCAACGGGATCACGCCCAAATATACCAGCGAGGATCATTTCTGGGAGCAGGTGCCTGCGGGTACGGTGCAGAATGCCGCCTATCTGGCCAAGGACGGGCGCGAGCGGACCAAGGCCGTCACCTATCCCATGGTCCAGTGCCGCGCGGGCGAGACGCCGGACCAGGCGGCGCAGCTTGCGGCCTATGACATCGCCAATGCGCGCGAGGCCAGTCCCATCGCCCTGCCGCTCAAGCTGCGCTGGATCGGCTTCCTGCCCGGCGATTGCCTGCATATCGATGAGGGGGCGAAGTCGTTCGGCTGGATCGCGGGCAAGGATGTCGTCATCATCAAGCGATCGTTCGATCCGACCACGGCGGCCGTCACCCTGACGCTGCGCACCGAGGATCCGGACAAGCATCCATGGGCGCTTTCGCAAGTGGGCGTCCCGGCGCCCTCGACCGACAGCGCGACCACGCCGACCATGGATACGCCCGACGCCGCGAGCTGGGCCGCAGCCGCCGGGACTGGCGACGTCCCGTCCATCGTGATCACGGGATCCTGCGAGTCTCCCAGTGCGACCTCGATCGACTTCGCCTATCGTCCCACCGGCGCCACGGCATGGGCCGACCAGTTCACGGCGGGCGCGGACAGCACCGGCAAGGAGTTTACCGGGCTGGCGTCCGGCGCCTCCTACGAGGTCGGCATTCGCTACCGCTCCACCTGGCGCGCGAGCGACTGGCTCATCCTTGCCCCTGTGACGGTCGGCACGCTGACCGCAGCGTCGGCGGAGACGGCAGACACCGCCACCAATGCCGGCAACGCGGACCAGCTGGGCGGCACCTACACGGCGGCCGACATCGCCAACATCATCGCGCGTCTCGACGCGGCCGACATCCCCTGAACCGGAGCTACCATGTCCAATCCGACCGATCCGGCGGTGCTACACCTGCGCGCCAAGCGCTGGGTGCCGTACGATGACAAGATCATCATTCGTGGCGTCGACCTGACCGGCGCGGCGCTGAAGGCGCAGGTGCGGCTCTATCCCGACGCGCCCGGCGATCCGCTGATCAGCCTCGAGCAGACGGTGCCGCTCGCCCAGGGCCTGTCGATATCGGTCGCGGAAGACGAGGGCGTGCCGGTCAGCACGATCCGGATGCTGATCAACGAGACGACGATCGAGCAGCTGCTGCCCTTCGCATCCAACGGCACGGAGCCCGGCGCCGAGATCAAGCTGTCCTGGGACATGCTGATCACCGTCGTGGGCATGCGCAAGGCCCGCTGGTTTGCAGGTAATTTCATCATCGTGCCGGGGAGCACCCAGATATGACCGCTTCCTTCGAGCTGGTGACGAAGCAGAATGTCGTCCAGCTGCAGAGCGTCGACCTGCTCGCACGCTATGTCGGCACCGCGACCTCCGAGATCGACGGCAAGGTGGCCGGCGTGGCGGCCGATGCGCAGGCCGCGCAGGACGCCGCCGCCGATGCCGCCGCCAGCAAGGTCGAAGCGCTTGATGGCGCGTCCACCTCGCAGGCCGGCGCGCTGGTCGCGTCTGACCAGGCGTGGGGCTTTCGCTATGGCAGCCTGGCGGCCGGCGCGGCCGATCCCGATCTGGAAACCGGCGATGCATTCGACGTCTGGGAGACCGATGGCAGCGGGCGCTGGTATTCCGGGGTTAAGACCGGGCCATCGAGCGCGGAGGAAATCCCCTTCTCCGACCGTGCTACGCTCAAGGTGCTGGCCGTCTCGCTCTTCACCGATCTGGCCGGGCGGTGGATTCCGCTGGGCATGGATGCGGTGCAGACCAGCGGCCATTCGGTCAAGGGCATTGGCGCGGCCCGCTATGTCTATGACGCGGCCGTCGACGCCGCCTATGTCGAAGATCACCCGCGATCGTCGGTGATGACCGCCAACGGCCGCGGCTTCCGCATCGCCGAGGATGTGATTGACGCCAAGATGCTGGGTGCGCGATCGGGCCAGGACAGCGCGGCGGCGATCAACGAGACGATGCAGGTCGCCTATGAGGCCGGTCACGGTAGCTGGACGCTCTGGAAAGAAGGCACCGGAGTTTACCTGATCGAGGGTCAGGGCGCGCTCAACCCGGATCATCCGGGGACCACGATGCAGCGCGGCGTGATCTCTTTACGGCCCGGCCTGAACGGCCTGTCGAATGGTGCCGAACTCAAAATCAAGGCGGCCGATCATGCGAAGAACGGGCCGTCGATCTTTGGGCATCATTACTGGCTCTATCCCGACTTGGGCGACGCCGGCCTACTGGGCGAATGGACGCTCAACGGCAACATGTATGATGCCGAGCGCAATCCGGGCGGCATCCCCTTCGATGATGGGCGCGATGGTGCCGGCGTCTTCAACGAGGCCAATGTCTACCAGTTTCAGGCCGGGTTCGTCGCCTATAAATCGACCGGCACGATCGCGCTCGGCCGCATCACCTGCATCAACATGCGCGGCAGCGGCATCGAGGTCGGGATGGCCGCCGGTGCAGGCGGTGACAATTATGTCGAGCGGTTCGCGCTGGAGCGGCTCCACGCGAAGGATGTGTTCCGCGAAGGTCTGAGCCTGTTCAATGTCCAATATGGCGACATCGGCGAGGTCATTGGCGAGGGCAACGGCTTCTGGGTCACGCTGGTAAATTGCGAGGGCCACGCGCGCACCGATCGCGTGCGCAATATCCGCATCGGCCGGATATACGCGGACTTCACCACCGGCCTTTCCCCTGAAGAAGGCACGCCGGGCCTGACGAACCCTGCCGAGCGGGCAGATGCCCGCGCCATGCTGCGCCGTATCTTCACCGCCTCGCATTTCTATGACGGCTTTGAGGACAATATCTTCGACGGCAAATGGCTCAACATCAGCATCGGCGAGATCACGGGCATCCAGGCCTGCATGGATGTCTATTATTTCGCGAACCTGCGCTTTGGCCGGGTATCATTGACGATGCCGCACGACGAGGACCTGTCGGCCCATAACCGGGTCCCGCTCGACGGCACGTCGGTAAACGCCATCCGCTGCCATTCACCGGGCGTGGCTGGGCTGTTCGGCCTAACCTTCGACACGCCCCCGCGCATCGAAGGACATTATGAGGATGCCATCTGGATCAACAATTATGACGATGTGCTGATCCCTGATGGGACTGTCGTCACAGGCGCCAAAAAGTCGGCCCTGCGCCTCGACGCCTGTTCGGGGCGCGTGGGCTATCTCAAGGCGGTCAATTGCGGCCTGGCGAGCGCCCGCGCCTATGCCGTCGATGTTTGGGGCGCAAAGCGCGGCCTGTTTATCCGCGAGCCGGTCGCGATCGACACCCGCGCCGGCGCAAGCCGAACGATGCAGGGGGCGGTCAGGCTCAACGGCGCCAGCGTCGACCATGTTGAAGTGTCCGGCGCGCGTAACCTCAACACGTTCGGGACGGTGCCTGTCGTCAATGTCGGCGATGCCGCCGTTGCGGTGGGCAATATGGACATGGCGGCGCCGGTCCATGGCTTCAGCACGCCGGTTGCCTTCGCGACGGTCGACAGCGGCTTTGAGGTCAACGGCAATGTCATCGTCGGCGACATGGCCGGCGCGGCCGACACCAATATCTCCGTGCGGGCGCCGACCGGCTTCAAGGCCAATGTGACCTGGCTCGTGGGCAGCGAATTCCGGTACCAGATCCAGCAGACGCCGGACGGCACCCAGCAGTCGCTGCGCGCAACCGGCGAGGATGTCATCGTCGAGCAGCGCAGCCTGGCTGCCGGCGGCATGGATTTCCCGACCATCACCTACGACAAGCCAATCCGCACCGCCGACTACGCCCTGTGGCCTACCGCCGCTGGCGTCTGGCGCACCAAGGCGCTCCCCGACCCCACCACCGATACTGCCGGCGTCGCTGTCGGCGACCAGACTGGAGCTTGATCCATGGCGACCGACATTTCTCGCAAGCTCCGAAAGGTCATGATCGCCGAGGCCGCCCCTGAAATTATCGGCCAGCTCACCGATCAGTTCGGCGACTTCGACGCTCCTGTTTTTGTCACTGTGGCAGATGGCGTGGCCGCGATGGACGTGGGCAAGCTCTTCTATGCGCTCGCGCCTGCGGGGGATGCGCATGAT